TACTTACTCACATGGCTAATATTTTTGGCTATTGGGAGCAAAATATAGTTGACAAAATCATAGCAAGTGATATAATAAAACTATCAAAGAAGTACAAACCTTTTTTGAATCTCAACGAAAAAAAGTTGAAAGACCTTGTCAGAAATCGGTTTTTCTGATATAAATATATGGTCGGTCCGCCGATACATATTTCGCAATACAAACATACAACGCAATATTAAGGAGATACGCATATGTCATTTGATGCACTCAAAAAAAATCGTTCAAGCTCACTTCAGAAATTGAACGCCCAGCTCGAAAAAGTATCACAGAAGAGCTACTCAGATCCCAACGAAGGTAAATTTTGGAAACCAACCCGCGATCAAGCTGGTAATGGTTTTGCTATTATTCGCTTCTTGCCTGCTCCAGCCGGCGAGGAAATGCCATTCGTTCGTATCTGGGATCACGGTTTCCAAGGTCCAACAGGCTTATGGTATATTGAGAACTCTCTAACTACCATTAATCAAGATGATCCAGTATCAGAATACAACTCAAAGTTGTGGAATTCTGGTCTTGATTCAGATAAAGAAATTGCTCGTAAGCAGAAGCGCCGTCTAAAGTACGTTGCAAATATCATGGTCATTAAAGACTCTGGTAATCCTGCTAACGAAGGTAAAGTCTTCATGTATCAATTTGGTAAGAAGATCTTCGACAAACTAAACGATCTAATGAATCCACAGTTTGAAGATGAGGATCCAGTAAACCCATTTGATCTATGGGAAGGTGCTAACTTCCGTCTGAAGATTCGTCAGTTTGAAGGCTATCCAAACTATGATAAGTCTGAGTTTGATGCTCCTTCAGCATTGTCTACAGATGATGCAGAACTGGAACGTATCTATAACCAAGAGCATTCTTTGCAAGAATTGATTGATCCTAAGAACTTCAAGTCTTACGCAGAGTTGAAAGCAAAACTTTATCGTGTACTTGCTCTCGATGAAGAGCCTTCCACGCCAACTACTGCTGAAGATGATGATGAGTTTGATCTAAGCAGCATGGGTAATACCCAACAAGCTGCGCCTCAGCCAACTATGCCAGCTGCGGCACCAGAACCAGCGTCTAATCTATCTATGGATGATGACGACGATCTATCAATCTTTAAGGAACTAGCGAATGGCTAATAAAACCTACGAAGAGGTTTTAGATTTCGACTTCGGCTTCAGCTTCATTGATGAAGAGCTTCAAGAAAAAGAAGCTGCGGCCGAAGAAACTATTCAGAACATCAGCTCTGAAAAGCAATCACTGGAGGACCAACTCACAGATGCTAAAGTCAAAGCTGATGATCTGGAGTATCGACTCGAACTCCTCTATAAATCAATTACTCCGTTCTTAACAAACCTTTGTAAGAATCCGGATAAATCAACAATCTATTGGCCTGATCGAGTTGGAAAGATCGAGGCCTATAAGGCTAAATTGCTTACAATCGTGGAAGGTACATAATGAGTCTACTAGACAAACTTGTAAAAAATAGTACCATCAAGATGACTGCACCGATTACTGATTCTAAAGTATTCGGTAAGAAAGAAATGGCACCGACACCAGTTCCTATGGTAAACGTTGCACTATCTGGTAGCATCGATGGAGGATTAACGCCAGGTCTCCTTGTCCTGGCTGGTCCGTCAAAACACTTCAAATCTGCTTTTGCTCTACTTATGGCAGCAGCATATTTGAAAAAGAACCCTGATGCGGTTCTTCTATTCTATGACTCAGAGTTTGGTACTCCTACCTCATACTTTGAGTCTTTCGGCATTGATATGGATCGTACTGTACACACCCCGATTACCAATGTTGAAGAACTAAAATTTGATATTGTTCAGCAAATGGATAATATTGACAAGGGCGACAAGGTTGTTGTCGTTATTGATTCGGTAGGTAACCTCGCATCTAAGAAAGAAGTGGAAGACGCACTCGATGGTAAGTCTGTTGCTGATATGTCTCGTGCGAAAGCTCTTAAATCTTTGTTCCGGATTGTTACGCCACATCTTAACCTTAAAGACATTCCTCTTATCGCTGTTAACCACACCTACAAAGAGATTGGTCTATTCCCTAAAGATGTTGTGTCTGGTGGTACTGGCATTTATTATAGTGCTGATTCTATTTGGATTATTGGTCGTCAACAAGATAAGGTTGGCACTGAGATTCAAGGCTACCACTTCGTAATCAATATCGAGAAATCTCGTCATGTAAAAGAAAAATCTAAGATTCCAATTAGTGTTTCTTGGGAAGGCGGTATCGTCAAGTGGTCAGGCTTGATGGAGATCGCTGAAAAAGGTGGGTACATAACCAAACCCAAAGTAGGCTGGTATGAAGCCATCGATCCAGCCACGGGTGAAGTTTTATCAGAAAAACTGCTTCGAGCAAAAGAAATTGTTGACAATTCTCAGTTTTGGGATATGATATTTAATAAGACAGACTTTGCAAATTATGTGAAGAATGCTTTCTCTGTCGGAGGCAGTATTATTATTCCAGATGAAGACAACAATGAAGTGCTAGAAGAAGTGGTTGAGAATGATTGAAAAGACGGTACTATCACACCTAATATTTAATGAAGACTATTATCGCAGAGTGTTCCCCTACATCAAAGGGGAATACTTTGATGATAACAACTTGAAAAAGATATTTGCAACATATTCAGATTATGTAGCAGATTACAAAGAGCCTCCTTCTATCGAGGCTCTTAAAATTACTTTAGATAAACGTAAAGATCTCAATGAAGATTCATATAAACAGGTGATGTCTACTGTTGATGATTTATCCGTTGACAAAGCAACTGATATCGATTGGCTTGTATCTGAAACCGAAAAGTTCTGTCAGGATAAGGATCTATTCAACTCGATTCGTAAAGCCATCTTAGTTATTGATGGCGAAGATAAAGAAATGGATAAGGGTGCGTTGCCAGAACTCTTATCGAATTCTTTGTCTATCAGTTTCGATACATCGATCGGCCACGACTTCCTTGATGATGCAGATTCTCGTTATGACTTCTATCATCGTAAAGAAGAACGTCTGCCGTTTGATATCGAACTTCTAAACAAAGTTACCAAGGGTGGCTTACCCCGCAAATCTATGTCTGTTCTCCTTGCTACTACCGGCGGTGGTAAGTCACTCGTTAAATGTCATATGGCAGCAAACTATCTTACACAGGGTAAGAATGTCGTTTATATCACTATGGAAATGGCTGAAGAACGTATCTCAGAACGCATCGATGCTAACCTGATGGATGTAACTCTTGACGATCTCAAGATCATGCCACGAGATGTTTATAAAAAGCGTATTGAACGTATTACATCTAAATCGCCCGGCAAACTTATAGTTAAAGAATATCCAACAGGCTCGGCTCATGCTGGACACTTCAGACATCTACTTAATGAACTCAAAATGAAACGAGGATTTGTTCCTGATGTTGTCTTTATCGATTACCTTAACATTTGTGCTTCAGCTCGCGTTAAAGGTGCTGCTGCAGCAAATAGTTACACATTAGTAAAATCAATCGCGGAGGAAATACGTGGACTGGCTATGGAGTTTAATTGTGCAATTGTTACTAGCTCTCAGTTTAATCGTGATGGTTATGGTAATTCTGATGTTGATCTTACAAATACCTCCGAATCAATGGGTATCACTCATACTGCAGACTGTATTCTTGGATTGATATCATCAGAAGAACTAGATAATCTTGGCCAACTTATGATTAAGCAGCTTAAGAATCGCTGGGGCGATCTTGGTTATTATCGTCGATTCGTTGTAGGTATTGATCGTGCTAAAATGCAAATCTATGATCTAGAACCTGGAGCTCAGCAAACTATAAGTAGGGATACAGCTCAAGTTGCTAATTCATCGCCAAGAAGTGTACTTGATCTGAAACCAGATGATGATATGCCAGTATTCGATAAAGGTAAGAAGAAACTTTTTGCAGCAGGAGATTTCACATGAGTTACATTGTAAAACAATACGCAGAGAGATCTTATAGAATCTACGACACATCAAAGGATGAGTACATCAACATAGATCTGTCTCGCCATCGAGCAAATCAAATTGCAAGAAAAATGAATCTAGGTTCAGGGTTCGACGGGTTTATTCCAGACTTCTTCAATAAGGAATACGTCATTCCTTATAAATAACAATAAAACAATTACCGGAAAAAGACAATGAAATCCTTTAAGAGTTTTATTGGTGAAGAGCTGGAGCTATTGCTTATGTCTGCAAGATCTGATAAATACGAAGCCGATGTAGCAGACTATATTAATAGCATGAACGGTGTCACCGCATCTCGTCCTAAAGTTAGCACAAAATATGCAGACGTAAAAACAGAATTCAATCGTAAGAAAACATGGATTGAAGTCAAGATGAATCATACAGACAATCTTGGCAATACTCGTGTTTCTTATATTGATGGTAAGTGGACTGCAGCAGCACCTCTAGATCCTGTTAAACAGTTTGCTATAGAGTATCTTTCTAAAGATCGCCAGACGCAACAATTCCTTAAAGACGTTGCAGAATTTGCCGGTGTTAAGAACTGGAAAGATATGACCGTTCCTTCTACTCAAGGTCCTTTGAAAAATAAGAATGCTGTTTCATATGAAAAGATGAAAGAGTATATGAGTAAAAGAACACAGTATATTCTTGACGTTAAGAATGTAGATCTAGGCGAGCTTGTTACTCGTCACTATCTAGAAGGTAAAGCAGAGCCTGCACACTATATGCAAGCGGGCGATGACTTCTATATGATCGGTAAAAAGAATCCTCTTGGCCTACCAGTTGATATTCCGGAGCTAGGTAGAAAAGGTCAGTGCATGGGTTCATTTAGAATGCGTATTGGTATTCGTGGTAGCAAACCTTATTACGAAATTCAACCTGAAATAAAAATCAATAATATGCCAACATCGGCGTATTCAATCAAACCAGGAACTCGTAAGAAGAATCCATTCGCGGTGTAATATGCTTAGATTTAAACAATATCTTTCCGAATCAAAAAACGTCCACATGGAACACCTCGAAGATTCTATCTTGAATCTCGGTGTTGATGGTACTCGTACTGCTATTAACTTTCTAAGAGCATTGAGAGATATGCTCGATGGTACATCAGCAAAGGCTGTTAATGTAACAGTAAAGTGGGATGGTGCTCCTGCTGTATTTGCCGGTAAAGATCCAAGCGATGGTAAATTCTTCGTCGCTAAGAAAGGTATTTTTAATAAGAATCCAAAGGTCTATAAGACCAATGCTGATATTGACGCCGATACAAAAGGCGACTTAAATGTGAAGTTGAAACTGGCCCTTGCTGAACTACCAAAGCTCGGTATAGAGGGTGTAGTACAGGGTGATTTTCTATATGCGAAAGAAGATATTAAAGAAACTACAATTGATGGAGAGCCGTATATTACTTTTCATCCTAACACGATTGTTTACGCGGTACCTAAAAACTCGGACCTCGCAAAACAGATTCTCGGATCCAAGATCGGAGTGGTCTGGCATACTACATACCGAGGATCAAGCTTTGAAGAAATGTCTGCAAGTTTTGGAGAGGAGATTGCATCTGGCCTCAATCAAACAAAATCGGTCTGGTCGGTAGATGCAGTCTATAAAGATGTTTCCGGTACTGCAACATTTACCAAGAAAGAAAGTGCAGAAGTAACTAAACTACTATCTGCTGCTGGTAAGAAATTCAATACAATTAAAGCGCCAACACTTAATGGTATCGCTAAGAATGAAGATACCTTAATTAAAATCAAAACCTTTGTCAATAGTAAAGTAAGAGCCGGTGAAAGAATCAGAGATCCAAAAAGATTTGCTAAGGATCTGGTTCAATACATCGATGACTATTACGAGAAGCAGGCTGCGGGTCGTAAGACTGAAAAAGGTAAAGCCGGACAAAGAGCCAAGAAAGACGCAACACTAGAGTACTTTAATAGAACGCCAGAGTCTCAGATTGTTGCAGTATTCGAATTATATAATCTACTTATCGACGCAAAACATTTAATCATTCGTAAACTAGATAAAGCAAAGCGTATCGGTACATTTTTGAAAACTGCTGATGGATATGAAGTAACAGAGCAAGAAGGTTTTGTTGCAATCGATCATACGGGTAAAAACTCTGTTAAGCTTGTTGATCGTCTTGAGTTTAGTAATGCTAACTTCTCAGACAAATATATCAAAGGGTGGCAGAAATAATGGCAAATATTCATTATCTTAAAAGAGCAGCAGGTGAAGCTGTAGTTAAAATTTACACCACAGAGTCTGCGGGAGAAACCATTGACTTAGACATAGCAAACCTAGCAGCTGCTGACGAAACATTTGATGCTAATACGGCTCACGTTGCATTTCGCGAAATATTTTGGGGTGCTAAGAAAGATAAGCAAATAGATATTTCTCGTAAACAGCGCGGAGGATCTGACGTTCATGGTCATTATTATTTCACAGATTCAGGTTCGTATGACTACACTGGATTTGTAGATGATGTCTATCCAGATTGGGATGTTCGAGTAGTGTTAGATGGTCCAGGCCACGTTATTCTTAAACTTATTAAGAAAGAAGGCTACACTACAAGCTAGTCACTTTCTGCATAGCGGGTTTACCAAATTGGTAACCCTTATTTACCAATTTTCCTAATAAATATATTTGTAAAAGGGCTAAAGCTAAGCGGTCGCTTAGAGCCGGATCACATACATACATATACATTAGGAGAATCAAATGACACAAGCTATCTTGGCAGCAAGTCATGCGCTCCACATAGACGCACTATTCGATTGGGTTCGTGATCTAAGTAGAGCATATGTCAGGCAGAGAAATATTCAAATCACTAAGAAAGAACTGGGTGCTCTTACCGACAGAGAGTTGTGGGATATTGGAATTAGCCGCGGCGAAATTCACGATATCGCTGTATCATCTTTTCCGAAAGCAAAATCAAACGACAATTTGAAGGGATGGGTCTAATGACAGCAGCAGTAATGAAATACACTTTCGCGCCACTACAAGGATTTTGGACAGGCTTTAGTAATTTCTGCGAAGTAGCAGGATATTCAAGAGCAGCAGCACACCTTGCTTCACTAGGTTATTACGACGAAGCAAAGAATTGCATGATGCAAATTGAGAAGATTAAGAACAGATAAGTTCTATAAAAGTTGAATAAATAAAGGGGCTGCGGCCCCTTTTTTAATATGATGAGGCTATATAATGTACATACCTAAATTTAATTCTTATTTCATTCATATACCTAAGTGTGGTGGTTCTTCTATAGAGCAATACTTCTTTAATCTAGATGGACTATATCCTAATATGGAAAACGTATTTGGATCTCTTGGTAGGGAAGTAGGAAGTAAGTATCATTTTGGTAATTATGTACGTGGACTTCAACATTCAGAAACTCAGCATCTGAGTGTATGGGATTGCAGAAGATATCAAGTAAACGATTTTTTAAACTCAAATTATAAGTTTGCTTTTGTAAGAAATCCTTGGCATCGATTTGTATCCGAGGTTCATTGGAAAAGAAAGCATTTGCGCATGACAAATCACTCATTCCAGGATCAAATAGAAATGCAAAAGCGTTTCGCCGATAATAACCTAAGCAACAATCTTAGGCCTCACAACACTCCCCAATGGAAATTTGTATTCAATGAAGAAGGTAAGCTTGCCGTTGATGACGTATTCAAATTAGAAGAAATAGATAAAGCTGAAAAGAGACTATCAGAGGTATTCGGGGTAGAAGTAAAATTTCCGCATGTAAATAAAACAGAAAAGAAAAATTACGAAATCGATCAAGGAATAAAAAATCAACTTCTTCCTTTGATCAAAACAGATTTGGAGGTATTCGGATATGAATAAAACTATCTGGATGTACTGGCACGACGGGTTTGAAAACTCACCAGCAATTACTCAAGAATGTTTAAAGAGTTGGAAGAAATGGAATCCTGATTATGAAGTGGTTGAATTGAATAATGAAAATTTAAAAGATTACATTGATTATCCAATTGCTCAGCCAAAATCGCTAGCAGCAAGATCTGATATTATAAGAATTAATTTACTTAAAGAGCACGGTGGTATCTGGTCAGATGCTACCGTTTTATGTAATAGGCCGTTGAAGGAATGGGTGCATATGTATGATAAACAAGGATTCTGGGCCTTCTCAGATCCTACACCAGCCAATATGATATGTAGTTGGTTTCTCGTAGGTGATAAAGATAACCATATAGTTAAAACCTTCTGTGATGAAGTCAATAAATATTGGGACAACGGTAGACAAAAGCCAGATGTGTATCTTTGGTTTCATGGTATATTCGATCATCTATTTCATGTTGATCCGATATTTAAAGATCAATGGGTACTAGCTTCTAAGTATAAAGCTAACTGGCAGCCAATGGCAAAGGATGGAACAAATCCACATTACTTTGCACCTTATATAAAGGAAAGATTAGATCAACTACCATTTAAAGACATGACGGCTCCTCTTTACAAATTAACAAGAGGCCAGTCTAATATGTTAATGAACAACAAACTGATAAAGGGATTATTGATATGAAGGTTGAAAAGACCTATATTGTGAGAATTGACACCGAGATGTCAAAACGTTACGCAGCAGATACTGCAAAGTCGTGTGACAATCTCGGTATTGAATGGGAATATTATGATGGCTATAACGTAAGAACTGGCCAGCAAGAAATCTATCAATGGCAAAACTTTGCAGAGACTGCAGGAGTTAGAGTTGAAAAAGTAAAACGCATGCAGCCGGGCGCTGCCGGTTGCACTATGAGCCATCTTGCTTTGTGGAAAAAGATTGCTGATAATCATGAATGTGCTGTAATCTTAGAACATGATGCTATAATGCTTCATCCATTGACATTGGATATTCCAGATGGTAAGATTATCCATATGGGTTATAAGTATCCAGACTATGAAAAATATAATGCGAAGGTAGCTGGTCCTCCCAAACGTATTGTTGATATGGCGTTTGCTCCTGGTTCTCATGCCTATGCACTTACTTGGAGAACTGCTCAGAAACTCGTACAAGATTGTGAGAGGGAAGGTATTACAGAAGCAATTGATAATCGACACTTTATGCATACAAGAGCAAACTATACAAAGGTTCCTATTGCTATGACTGATCCAATTTGTGCTATGGGATGGCTAAGAGATTCTACTATCTGGGGTAGAAGTGCAATTCATAACAACACTGGTCAAATGTTAGAATCATTCAAGACCAACTTTGCGGCATCGGTAATGCCTCATGATTATAAATAGAAAAAAGCTTTACATGAAAACAAGGTAGACTCATGTCTGACAAGGCAAAAGATAAAAAGAAAAAGGTGAAAGGCTTTAAGGAATTTGATCCTGGCCAATACATCGACGTAGAACCAAGACTAGATGAAGCAAAGAAAGGCACTGCAGTATTTGCATGGGGTCGTATGAATCCTATGACTGCAGGTCACGAGAAACTGGTGCAGAAAGTAATCTCAGTTGCTCGTTCAGAAAAAGGCATGCCTCATATCTTTCTAACACATTCATTTGATAAAAAGAAGAATCCTCTTGCTTATGGCGACAAGATTAGATTTGCGCAGAAAGCATTCGGTCCTATTGTAAAAAAATCAGATGCTAAAACAATCTTTCAACTTATGAAGCAACTTGAAAGAAACTTCAATAGAGTTGTATTGATTGCTGGATCAGATAGAGTAAAAGAGTTCGAGTCTGTCTTAAGCAAATACAACGGCAAAGAATATAATTTCGATGAGATTAAAGTAGTCTCAGCCGGCGCTAGAGATCCAGATGCAGACGACGTCTCAGGTATCTCAGGTACTAAAATGCGTGAATATGCGGCATCAGATATGAAAAAATTTCAATCCAATTTACCAGCTAAACTCAAAGGCGACGCAGAAGAGATTGCAAAAGCCGTTAGAAAAGGTATGAACATGTCAGAAGATAACGAATCATTTGAAGGCGAACAACTAGACGAAATCCTAAATCGTCAACAACGCCGTAAGCGTGCATTGCTCATGAAACGCATGAAACATAAAATCAAGCGTGGACAAGAGAAAGCAAAGCATAGAACTGCTACTATGGAGACTCTGAAGAAGAGAGCACGTAAACAAGCTATTATGAATCTAAAGCAAAGATTCTCAAAGAATAGAAGATTCGCTGAGTTATCAGCTGGCGAAAAAGAAGTAATCGAAAAGCGCATTTCAAAGATCTCAAAGAAAAGAATTGAGATGATGGCTCGTAAACTTCTACCTAAGGTAAAACAAAATGAAAGAGATCGTCGTAAGGCTATGGTTAAAAAAGAGGATGTCGATCTAAACTCTCGTTTTGAAACATTCATGGAAGATTATTATAAAGGTGTTCCAAAGGATAAGAAAGACGACCGCGAAGCGCACTTTAAAAAGTATGCTGAGAAGCCAGGTGACAAAGGAGCGGACAAAGATTCTAACTATAAGGATGCACCGGGCGACATTGGTAAAGATGGCGAAAGAGTAAAAACAAAAGTTTCTAAGCATACTAAAAAATATCAACAAATGTATGGTGAAGATCTAAACGAGTGGGTATGCGGTGTATGTCATGCCGAGCCATGCATGTGTGAAGGTGATGGCTCAGAGCCATTGCATGAAATGTGGGGATCATATGTAACTAAACGTCCTCATATGCTAATGGATAAGAATGGTAAAGTTAAGTTCGACAAACGCTTTAAGATGTATAAACAAAAGCCAGACCTTACAGAAGAGTTGGTAAATCTAGTTGAATCTACAGAAGATTTTGCTCTTGAGCTTAATGAAGATCCTACAGCATCATTGAAGAAAAAAGCTGAGAAGACAGGAATGCCAATGGATGTTCTTCGTCAAGTTTACAACCGTGGTGTAGCAGCTTGGAAATCGGGCCATCGTCCTGGTACAACTCCAGAGCAATGGGGACATGCTCGTGTAAACTCATTTGTAACTAAGTCATCTGGTACATGGGGCAAGGCTGACTCTGACTTAGCAGCTAAGGTTCGTGGTTCTAAGAAAGAAGAAGTAGAACAAGTTGATGAAGTACTAGATACTCCAAAGGCAATGGATAGTTATAGAAATAAAGCAAAGGCCAGCAAAGATAGAGCAACTAATTCTGCAGTTGCAAATATTCTACGCAAAGGCGATCATTCATCAGATCTAAAAACAATGTCTAAGCGTGAAAAAGGTTTGAAGATGGCTGATCGTAACGCTACTAAGAAAACATTTAAAGCTTTACGTGGTGCTAAGACAGAAGATTTTGATTCAGAACATGCTCATCATTCTCAAGGATTGAAAGATGCTCATGCAGATATGTCTCGTGCAAGAACACATGACGATATGATTAAAGCTATGAATAAGAAAGCTCGCCATGAAAGAGCTTTAAGCAAAATGAATCGCATGAAAGAAGAAGTAGAACTAGATGAAGCCGAAATGAGCCTATATGATAAAATAAAGGCAGCAAGAGCAAACCCATCACCAGACAAGCCTGCAAGAGGTCGTGGATCAAAAAATCGTAATCCAAAAACTTATGACCCACGCAAAGCACTAGATAAAGAAGATGATCGTATTCAAGCTTTGGCGAAGAAAAAGTTGAGAAAAGAAGAAGTTGAACTAGACGAATCAACTTCTGTAGAACAAATTGATGAGAAGGCACCAAAAATTGGTGTTGATAGCGTAGCACAACAACGTAAGATGGATGCTGCCCATGCAAAAGCTATGGGACGCTCAGTAAGAACGGGTCGTAAGCTTCCAAAGAAATCAATGACATCTACTCAAAAGTCTTTAGCTTCAATGAGCGAAACTGTTTCTGAAGAAGAAACTCTAGCAACTAATGCTAATAAAGAATTGCAAGATCGTGAAAAGAAAGAAAAGATCGTAAAGCGTTCTAAAAGAGAAATGAAAAAGAAAGACGATGCTGAGATTGAATCAAAGGCACGTCGTGATGGTGGTCCAGCTGATGTATCAGAAGAAGGTGGCGCAGGCGACCAAGGTACTGATAAATTGGTGAACAAATATAAAAAGGATACACCAAATTGTTAAGATTTACTCAGTATCTTGCTGAAGGTATCAAGCTTAAATTGATCCGAGGCAAAGATCAAGATGTACTTAAGATGTGGGATACGAAGGAAAAGAGTTGGGTCGAGCTGAGAGGTAAACCCGGTTTTGAAAGA